TTAACCCTATCATTTTCTACTTGTAATTTGACAAAATTATTTTCAACTCTTGCAGTTATTACTCCAACAACTGATTGACTTAATCCAGATTTTGTATCAATATATGTTTCAGAAATTGTGGTATCTGTTCCATCAAAATCAACAATAACCTCATTATAATTAATTTCTTTTGTAAAACTATCTTGTACAAAAATTGTTGCATATAGTGAATTAAAATCATAAGTTGGAACTTCTAATATTGATGATGTTGCAAATCCAACTGTTGTACTTCCTATTCCTGTATTCACACCTGTTAAATCAATACTACCTATTCCATTAGTACCAATACCTGTCAAATCTGTATTAAAATCAATTTTAAGTAGTTTAATATCATGATCTTTAATAAATTTTTCAGTTGGTTCAAATAATAGGTTTTTAGTTCCACTTGACAATATTTCAGTGTTGAAATCACCTAACTTAACTGTTGTAAAATCTGTTGTCTTTTCAAGAATAAATGCGTCACTTTCAGTTGTTAATGTCACCAATTCTGTAAATTGAGTGTCAAAAGTATCTGGATCAACTATTTGAACAAGATAATGTGCAAAATCCTCAAGTAATGGTTCAATAACTGTATTAGTGCTTTCAAATCCATCGCTGGAGAAGTTTTCACTTATATCATCGTGCAGTAAAACTCTGTTTGTTTTACATCTTGTAAAGTCAGTTAATGTCCTATTTTGAAATGTTAAGAACTTAGATCCATTTACTCTTGTATCATAATCTCTTGCAAAATCAAAATTATTAATAGCATCAACTCTTTGCTTATCATTAAGTTCTAAAACATTACCAACATCCAACACAACAGTTTGATTTGACTCTCTAACTTCACCGACTCCAACAGTAAGATTTGATGTAATTGCAGTATCAGCAAAATTCTTAAGACCAGATGGGTGAACTAAACGATTTACTGGGTTTACAAACTTTTCCCATTCAATTGAACTCTTAATGGTGTATGATAAGTTTTGATAATAATCATTATCAGGTATAACTTGATAATCTTCATTTAATTTACCTATATCATCTAACCATCCATATTCTTGTCTATTTGAAAAATCAGTTTTAAATTTAGCTTGATTATCAACAATACTGGTAATTTCTGCAGAGACGTTGCTTAATTCACCCTTTATTCGATCACCTTTTTCAATTTTGAATTTACCATCAATTTTAATATAGTCATTTCTTACTTCAATTACTTTTAAATCTGTAACTATATTATCAACAATTAGAGTTTCCTTTAATTCAAATACACCTCTAGATTGAACAGGTTCAATTATAGGATATTTTTTCTTATTAATTAAAGTAGCATAACCAGATTGGAAAGTCTTAGCAATACCAGGATTTGTAGTTACACCTGCTGTGCTAAATTTCAGTATACATTGTGTACCAACAATATAATCATCTACATTAAAGAACTGGTAATTATAATTATCTGAGTTATATCCAGTTCCTTCAATTGTTGTATTAGTAGATATTCCCCCTTGTGTAGCACCAATTCCTGCTTCACCTACTCTTTGTATACCTTCAACATAAACTTCATCTCCAGTTGCAAATGGTTGATTATCGAATCCATTTATTGGAGTTTCAAGGAAACAAGTTACAACTCCTGAATTGCTAATTTGAACAGAGTTAATTCCAACACCATTAGAGTTATTAATTGAAATTATCTTATGAACCACAGAATCTAATCCAGTAACAGGTGATAATACATCAACTTTAGATATTGTTTGGTTAGGTGTGAATGCTTGTAATGAAAGTGTGTCAACAACAGTGTTTGAAACTGGATTAAATACAATCAAATTAGGTGTGCTCATATAATCAGCACCACCGCTTACTATATTAACAGAATCAATAATATCAAGATTATCAATGTTAATAACAGGTGATATAAATGCCTCTGGACTTAAAGTTTTATCTGAAGAATATTCATATCCTATATCAACTATTCTTATCTTTTTAATTCTTCCAATTGTATTAGAAGATGCTATTATATTTGCATCAGTTCCATTTGTACTCTTAACTGATTTAAATTGTGGTAACTTCTTATAATTAAATCCTGGTGATATTATATTTAAATCTTTAATTGCACCGTGAACTGAAGTTGATTTAGTTGAATATTCTAATTTTTCACAATCTGCAGTTGAATAACTCAAAAATTCTGGAATTTTTGGTGAAATATTAAAGGTATCTGCAGTGACATCAGATATCTTATATTCTCCATTATATTCACTATCAATAAATCTTATTTCAGAATAATTTGATACTTCAGTGTCTGCTGTGCTAATGTAACCACCTTTAGTTAAACCATAATATAATCTGCCAGGTGAAGAAGAAGAATACTGAACCGTTAATGCTGCACCTACTGGATCAGTATTATTTGTTCCAATTCCAATAGTACCTGCAGTTCCGACATTAAATGAACTTGAATCTTGTGAGCTTAAATATTCATTTGTAAGTTCTCTATCGTAAAATAATTTAAAATCAAAATCTGCTAAAGTTGTGCTTGATAATCCAAAGTTTAATTTAGAATTTTTAACTACGTCAATTCTTGGATTTATTAATCCAATCGATTGATTTCCACCAGTATTTGCTGTTATAATAACTGTTCTTACTGGATCTGAATTAATATCTTCAATTGTTTCTGCGAGTTGGAATCTTCGACTACTTACTCTATTAATGAAGTATGTTCCAGTGCTTATTCCAGTCGCAGAACCATCATAGAATACTTTATCTCCTGTTTTGAATCCATGATTAACAATATCAATTTGATTTGTTTCAACATTAGATGCAGTGAATAATATTGGATCGACAATTAACTTTTCAAATTCTGAATTATAATTTATCGATACAGAGGTTGTAGTGCCGATTCCAACATTAAGATTTGGAACTACATTCATTCGTATTGAATCACCTTCAATCAGATTATGTGTTGTAGTATTTGCTGCAGATACATTTGTTGATACAGTTGTAACTATCTTATCAATATCACCAGTTACTTGTTCTTTATTAGATTGGAAGAAATATAATCCTGAAGAAATACCAGAGGTTGATCCTTTAGTATAGAAATATAATCCTTCACTTGTACTTCCAATTCCAACTTTTGTTGTTAATATACCAATATTATTTTCGCCCTTATCAATAATATATACGTCTAGTGAATTTTCTCCAATGTGAGGAACTTTAAATTCAGTAACAAGGGGAGTTGTTCCAACATCAAATCTATTAGCACCATTTCTTTTATTTAATGTGACTTTTTGACCAGTTTTAAATGGATGATTTGGAATATGAATAGTTCTTGTTGGTATTGATGTTGTTTCTTTTATATCACCAATAATTCTATCGACATTTATAGCACCACCAGATGTTGTTCCAACACCAACTGATTGTGGACCATTAAAATATATAATATCATTAACTTCCGATTCAAACTTTGTAGTTTTAACAGGAATACTAATTCTATTATTTAATACATCAATATTAGAACCTAAAGTATGTGCAATTCCTGTATGTCTCAATACTCTTATTACTTTTCTCAATGGGTATAAATTTAATACTCTTAAAGACTCAATATCAGAAGTATTTCCTGAACCAACTCTTAATGAACCACCAATAGCAATTGTATTGGGTATTTCAGTTACAAAAATGTCTTGTATTAATCCTGCATTTGAACCAACTGTCATGGATTTTGCAAGACCTATGGTATTAGTTTTAACACCAACATTGAATGAATCAGTTAAATTTACAATTGAACTACTTAAACCTGATATTGATACTGAAGTTTGATCATTTAATTCAATGAATGGTAAATAATTTGCTTGAACTATATTACCACTCTTCCACTCAAAAACAGCACCCTCAAATGGTGTAATTGTTGTATCAATACGAGAAATTCCAATACCAACTATTTCATCGACTTGAGCACGGAATCCAGATCCATTTGTTCCCTCATCATCAAATTCTGTAATATCTCCAATCTTATATCCTGTTCCACCATTTAAAATATTAAATGCATCAACTCCACCTTTTGTTACAGATTCAATTTTTGAAATTTGTCTTATCTTCTCATAAGATTCAATTATAAAATCATTACCAGAAAACTTCTCATCAACATTATATGGAAAAGTATTTCTTCTTAATTTTGAATTATTAAAATCAAATTCTTGATTTAATATTTGATTTTCAGCAATAAGTGGTGAACGATAAGTATTTCCAATAAAATATGGGAAAAGACCCTCTAATTTATTTGTATTTGTTCCTAACCCTACCGTGGTAAAATAGGCATATACACCATTTGGAAATTCAGGAGTTTTTCCAAATCTTCCATTATGAATATCCAAATCTCCAGTGCCATTATAATAATGATCTTCAACAAAAAATCCTGCTGAATATCCAGCTGGTCTATTTTTTACATTACTAATGTTAGTAACATATGATGGTGATATAATTTTTAATGAAGAGTTTATATCATCAGGATCAGAGTATCCAAAAGGACCGTAAATTGGAT